AGCAGAGATATGGGCGAAGGTCTATGGCGGTGATGTAAAACCTAAAGCCAAGCCAAGAAAGCCACCAGAGAAACCTCGAATAGATGTTACGTCCGTAATGACCGTACGAGGATTTACAAAGGACGAACTTAACAGCAAGCTAAACAGAGACTTAACACCTCTTACTGCAAGGGTTGCAGATAAATTACCTATCCCAAATCAAATTGTAGGAGGAAAAAACAAAGGCACTTATTATAGATTTGATCGAAGGTTAGAATCTGGTCTGCAAAGACAAACTATGGCTCATGAATACGGTCATCACATTGATCATATGCTACAAATAGATCCAGAAACAGACCAAAGCACTACAATTTCAGGGTATTGGTCAACTAAAAATTTAAGAGAGGCATGGAATAAAGATCGGGCAAATTTAGGTGTTTTTAGAGTCAAAAAGGATCAAAAGGACAAGAGATTACAAGAACTTAAAGACGAATTATTTACTACCAAGGTGACAACAAAAATTGTGGGAACTCGTGTTTATGAGCGTAGGGAAACAGAATTTAATTTTGATGGTGTTACGGGTTTATCAGACATTATTGATAGTTTTGTAAAAGGCGAGTTTAGAAGTAAGTACGGAGGCTATGGTCATAGAAAAGCCTATTGGAGTAGACCTCACGCAAATGAAGCGGAGGCTTTTGCTAATTTATATGCAATACAAAACAAACCTGAAGCGGTAGCTTTTGCCAAGAAGAATTTTCCTAACTTATACAGAGAGTTTATGAAAAAATTGGAGGATTTTGATGGTAGTTCTTGAAGATATTATTGAGGAATATATAGCAAAGTTTAATGAAGAACCTCAATATCCAAGAGGAACAGAAGGAGAGGCTATTGATTTATTGATTGGAGCGATAGAGGCAAATAAGCCTTTACGATTTGATATAAATTATGATGATCCCGATATATTTAGTTAAATTATTAAGATCCGTACCAGTCTTAGTAATTTAGACAGGAATTAGCCTGTTAAGCGAAACGGTACAGCGTAAAGGAAATAAAATGGCAGAAGAAGCTCAAGCAGTGGAAGAAACACCAACTGAAACGGAAACTGTAGATAATCGAGATGAACTAATAGCTGATCTTAATCGACAGTTAAAAGAAACTAACCAGAAGCTCGTAGACTCAAACGAGGAAGCGATGCGGAGGCGCAAAGCTAACGAGCGATTAAAGTCTGAGGTCGAGGCTTTACAGAATAAACCAGTAGAGCAACCCGACACTAGCAACGAAGAAATTATCGCACAGATCAAATCGCAGTATGAAGAGAAGCTCAATGCAGAGCGAACTGTTCGTCAGGATCTAGTGCATAGAAACGCAATGGCAGAGCTAAAATCACAACTCGCCACACAAAATATCGTAGCTGACGGACTCGAACCCTTGTCGTTGATGGCAAAAGAAAGAATTGGGTTTGACGAAAATGGAAATATTCGTATAATGTCGGCAGATAAGTCTAAACCCCTCGCAGGATCGGGTAGCGATGGTTATGCAACAGTTGCAGACCTAGCTAAAGAACTTGCAGCGTCAGGAACAGGCCAACTCTTTGTTAAAGATGGCGGTGTTTCAGGAGGAGGAAAACCTCCAGCGAGTTCAGGCGGCAAGTCTGGAGTAAAAACGGTGACGCGATCACAATTCAACTCAATGGGTCAACGTGAAAGGTCACTATTCTTTAGAGATGGCGGCAAGGTCGTTAATGGCTAACCGCGCAACAGAAAGGAAAATGTTATGGCAAACGTCCTAACAGATCTGGCGGCAGACATTTATCGAGCCGCTGACATTGTAGGCCGAGAACTAGTCGGCTTTATCCCTGCTTCAACTGTAAACGCTTCTGATGAGCAAGTCGCAGTCGGGCAGAACGTGCGTTCATTCGCAACTCCATCAGCAACAGCTGTAACTATCTCACCTTCTATGACTATTCCAGAGGGTACAGATCAGACACTAACAAACAAAACGCTGACACTTACAAATCAGCGCGGTGTTCAGATCCCATACACAGGTGAAGATGTACGCTTCTTAGACGGTGGCGCAGGATACGAAACAGTATATGGCGCACAAATTCAGCAAGCGATGCGAACACTTGTAAACGAAATGGAAGCTGATCTAGCAGAAGAAGCCTATAAAAACGCATCTCGCGCTGTAGGTACTGCCGGAACAACTCCATTCGGCTCAAACTTCAACACTGTGGCAGAAGCTCGTCAGATATTAGCTGACAACGGAATGCCTACAAACGATGGTCGTACTTCTCTCGTTATGAATACTGCGGCAGGAACAAACCTTCGTAACCTATCAACTCTTAATCAGGTAAACACTTCAGGCGACATTGAGTTACTTAGACGTGGTACAATGATGGATCTGATGGGCGTTATGTTGAAAGAGTCAGGTCAGGTACAAGATCACACTAAAGGAACTGGTACATCCTACCTTGTGAACAACGCTTCGGCAGCTATCGGTGACACTACAATCCCTGCGGATGGTGGCTCAGGTACAGTGCTTGCAGGTGATGTAATCACAATCGCAGGTGACACAAATAAATATGTTGTAAATACTGCCCTAACAGGTGGTAACATAGTTATCGGTGACACAGGTCTAAGAGTGGCAGTTGCTGACAACGCAGCGATTACAGTAGGCAACAACTACACAGCTAATATCATGATGCACCAAGCAGGAATGGAGTTAGTTATGAGAGCGCCTGCTAAACCAGTAGGTGGTGATGCTGCCGAGGACGTGCTTATCATACAAGATCCAACATCAGGTCTCGTTTTCGAGGTTGCAGTCTATAAAGGCTTCAACAAAGCGATGATTCAAGTTGGCGCTGTATGGGGTTACAAAGCATGGAACTCTGACGCAATCGCGGTTCTTATGGGCTAATTGATTAGGGGCGAAAGCCCCTTTTCTGCCCCATCTTCTTAGGACACGCACTGTTTAGGTGGGGCATCAATCAACAGGAGATAAAAATGCCAAGACCATATTTAACTAAAAAAGGCTTAGTCGTTAAAAAGAAAATGAAGAAGGCTAAGAAGAAGAAAAAGTAATGCCTAAGAAACGTGCCAGACGTAAATCAACAGTTAACGCAGCCGGAAACTATACAAAGCCGAAAATGCGTAAACGATTGTTTTACGAAATAAAACGTGGAACGAAAGGCGGTCGCGCAGGACAATGGAGTGCTAGGAAAGCTCAAATGTTGGCTAGACGTTATAAAGCGGCAGGAGGAGGCTACAGATAGATGGCACTAAAGAAGTCTCAGCGATCACTCAAGAAATGGACAGGCCAAAAGTGGGGTTACACAGGCAAGAAAGGCAAAAGTCGTTATTTACCAAAGGCTGTAAGAGATTCTTTAAGTCCTGCACAGAAGGCGGCAGGATCACGAGCAAAGAACAAAGCCACCAAGTCAGGTAAGCAATCGGCTAAGTATACGAAGGCAGAGCTAAGAGCATTGAGGCGGCTGTTATGAGCAAGCGAGACCCTAGAATAAAAAGATTAGGTGTTGCAGGATATAACAAGCCAAAGCGAACGCCAAATCATCCGACTAAAAGCCATGTTGTATTAGCCAAGGTCGGTGATAGGGTCAAAACAATTAGATTTGGTCAGCAAGGTGTAAGGGGTGCAGGAAAAAACCCCCGAACCGCTGAACAGAAGGCTAGGAGAAAGTCATTCTTAGCAAGACATAGAAAGAACATCCAGAAGGGTCGTATGAGTGCGGCTTTTTGGGCTGCAAAGGTTAAATGGTGATAAAATGAATCTTATTAAAATTAAACATAAAGGCTCAAAAGATGGATGGGCGCTAGTCAATGAGGCAGATTTTGACAGCAAGAAACACGAGCTTTTTGAAGGCGAACCGAAGAGAGCGCGGAACAAAAAGGGTCAGCTTATCGCAGATGATCCGTCAACGCCTGATGTAAATGAGGCATATGAAGGTGGTAAAGCTCCTAAAAAGGCCGCTAAAAAGAAAGCGTCTACTAAGAAAGGTTAAGTCATGGCGATAGTTACAACAGTAGGCGATGCAACAGCAAACAGCTA